AGCAGTGGTATCAACGCAGAGTACTCGGAGCTGGTTGACCGAGGCCTGAAGCTTGATCGTCTGGCCGATCTTCACGTAAGGGTTGAGCAGCATTCGCATGCTGATCCCGTTTTGTGTTTGCTCAGGGACGCCCACCAATCCGGTGTCGGGCGAGATCACGACCGCATCGCCAGGGATGTACGAAGTCAAAGGAATCATCGTGAGCTGGCCGTCTTGGATGCTCCACGACATGTCGTTGTCTCGTGCTAACTGGCGCATGATGTCACGCGCGTTCCCGTAGAGGGTTTCGCCGCGAGGCGTCGTCGTCGAGCTGAGCTGGCCGACGTATCCCTGGCCAAAGGTGCCCGACGTTGCTCCTGCCCTCATAGCGTTCAAATTCGCTGCGAGAATCGCGTTCGGGCTGTTCGCGCCTGCCGCGACCGATGAGATCACAGGCGCATAGTTGTAAGGCTCATCGCCATCCGCCGCCGTGAAGTCCACGTAGGAATCCAGCTGATTCTCGCGGCCGATACGCGCTTGGCAAATAGTGCCGATAAAAATCTGGCCGTAGTTTCCCTGGTAGCCTGCTTTCAAGACGAGCTGCGTGAACTCGTTGCCCTTGACTTTGTTGGCGGTTTTATCCGACAGGTTGTACACCCGGACATCGCAGGTGTTGGGGTTCTCAAAGTCACCGCGCTTTGTGAAGAATTTAAAGCGCAACTGGCTGAGGTCGATTGCGCTGCCCGAATTGGTGCCGACTACGAGGCTATATTTTCGCCCGAATTGCTCAGAGGGCGTCGAGGTCTGGCTCGTGGTTGAGCTCTGATTTGCGGTCGACTGGGCGGAGACTGTGATTTCGTCGAGCTGGTCGGAGGGCGTGCTCATTTACGACACGCCCGCAGCGGTGAACTCGCGCACCATCTCCGCATTGTGCCGCTCCAACTGCCTCTTGATTTCATCAGCGGTCCCCCTCGGATCGTTCGAGCCGTGTACGGTAATTTGAACGCTTTGCTCCAACCGAATGGCGCGGCCCGCGCGACGGGTTTCTTCGGCGCTGCCAGCATTCCCGGGAATCTCGAACATATTGCGGAACGCACGCGCGTTGAAGTCGTCGTTCATGGCGCCGCCGGCCCGGTGATCTTCCAGGTTCTTCAACAGACGCGCATAGCGAGGGTCGCTCCTCAATTCATGGGCGACGAACATGGTTTGCTCGATACGTTGCTGATCCGGGTCGAGGTAGTTCGCTCGAATGTCGTGGCCCGACCATTTGGCAAATTTCGCCTGTAGATCGGGGTCGAACTGATAGAGGCCGTAATGATTGACGCCGCCCGCATTGTTCTCTGCGCTTGGAATGCCAGAGCTTTCCGAGAGCATGTTCGAGGCGATGGCCGCCGACTGCGACTTGGAAAAACCCAGCGAGCTAAGGACGCCCATCACCGCGTTGGCCGCATTGTCGCCGCCACCGCCGTGGAACTTCTTAGACAGCCACTCCATGGCGTCATTGACGGCGGCGCCGGTGAAGTCCGTGAGCTTTTCGGGCAGCGCTTTATTGAGAAGCCACGAAGCGCCAGCAATGGCGCCGATGCCCGTGACCGTCGACAGGACTCCCGCGAGGATCGCGCCGCCAGCCTCCAGGCCCAGCAACGCCGTACCCAGGCCGAGCACGGCGCTGGAGAGGTTGACTACCCCAGCGACAATGGATGTGACACCCAGGCCTTGGAGAACCACAGCTAGCGCTATGAGCTTCGTACTCCAACCATCAGTCGCCTTGTCGAGGTCAACAAACGTGTCCCGCAGCCAGATGAAGACAGGCTTAAGGAAGTCGTACACCTCCTTAAAGGCCTCGAACGCCGACGTAATCAGGCGGCCGATTTCCGGGCCATGCTCGCTGAGCCACACCAGCGCAAGATTGAAGTCGTCAATGAACTTGGCAATAAATCGGGCGGTCTCGTCTGCGAGGCGCGGACCCTCACGCACGAACCATTGCGTAATGGTGTCGAGGCTAACCTTAAACTTATCCTGGAGAACGTCGACCACGCGCACGCCGAAGACGTAGAGCTGATCGGTCAGCTTGCGCAACGCTTCCTCGAAGCGATGCGCGCCGGCCGCCGCCGCGTCGAGGCCGGAGGCCCTCATGTATTTCTGCGTCTCCTGGAGCTTGCGTGCGAAGTCGCCGCTCATGAGTGCCTGTACCAGCTTCGGATCAATGCCCAGCTGTTCGCCGATCTGATAATTCTGGAATTCGGTCCCTCGACGCTTATTAGCGGCAAAGAGCTTGCCGAGCGATTCCATAATCTCGACCGGGTCCTTGCCGTCTGCGGACTCGCCGACCTGGCCCAGCATCGCATCGAGCCAGCCGCGCCCACCCGGGTTGCTGCGGAAGAACTGCGCGAGGCCTTCGGCCGCCGAAAGCGCACTTCCGGCGCTCGCGCCGAAGCTCTGAGCCGCACGGTCAAAGGCCTTAAGCGACGAAGCTGCCGCGCCGGTACGTTGGGAGGCGAAATACAATTGCTCGAGGTTATTGGCGAACTTGGCGACGCCCACCGCGACCGCCACGGCCGAGGCCTCGACCGCCACAGCAAACCCGACGACTACTTTCGTCGCCTGGTTGATTCCACTCTCGAATTTCTTCAGCGCGGCCTCGTCCTGCTTGAATCCCAGCGCGACGAGGAATTCCTTGATGACACTTGAATCTGACACTATTTTTCTCCACAGATAGCGGCGTAGTTGCGCCGCGTTGAGATTTGTAACTCTGCATTCTCAATATCGCGTTGAGCCTGCTCGCGCTCTTTGATCGCGATGGCGCGAAGGTCTGTCAACGTCTCCGGTGCATTGGTCAGCTTGCAGAGCGACAGCTTCATGTCGACGACTAGAGCGGCGGGCGCGTCCGGGGCAGTCCTTGCAATAATCTGATCGGCCAACTGGATGACACGCCGAGAGTGCGCAATCATCGCAAGCAACGCAGCTTCTACTTTGTCCGAGGTCACTTATTTCCCCTTGTGTTTCGAGCGCCGATGCAACGCGCACCGAGCGAGCCACATCATGAAATCGTAAATTTCCTTGTCGGTCGTGAGACGCGGCACCATATGCTCGTGGCATTTCTCGCACAGGACGCATTCCAGAAAGTTGTTATCGAATTGGAGCGTCATGCGCGTCTGCGGCAGGCCGTCGCAGCGGCTACAGGTCTCGCCGGATGGAGCATTCATCGCCCCAAAATCTCCCACAGTTCTGCCGTACTCAGGCGTGCCGCGTAAGCGTACATAGTCGCGTCCGCAAGGTTTGGCGAGCGCGTTCCGTCAGGCGACTTGTCGATCACAAATTTGCCTACTTGATTGACTTTAAATGTTGGCTGCGACAGTTCTCGAAGAAGAGTCGTCAACTCCGGTAGGTTTGGATCAATCGAGATAATCTCGTCCACTTCGAACGGTTTGCCCTCGACCACGGCCGCGTATGTCTTTTTGAACCTATCGCGAAGTTGAAACCAACCCTGGGCCTTTCTGCCCGAAAACACATCCTTGTTCTTGCGCTTTGGAATCAGCTCATCATCGGGATCTTCGACTTCCGACGAACCTCGAAAAGATGAGTCGAATATGGTGGGCCGTGACGCTGCGGTGCGCTCCTCGTTGATGATTCGGCTATCGCCCGATACCGGGCCGCCTAAGCCATCTGCGTCATAGACAAACCGTGTATACCCGTACTGATCGCAATAACCGAAGACCTTCACTGTCGACGCGAAAACGTCGCTGGACTTGCCGCTCCAAGAATGCAAATGCTGAAGTAGGAACCCGTGGCGACCGGCGAAGGCGCAAAGATCAAGGCCACGGTCTGCGACATCGAATGCCGCAAACTTACGGCCCGAAGGCTCGATGTTGAGCTTAAGGTGGGCGCCGACCGCAGCCTGTACCCAGACCTGCGGTATAACAATTCCCTCGGCGCTAGCGGTATAGGAAATGTCGACTTCCTGCGCCAACGTCACCGCATCAAGCGTATCGACCTGCCGTTTGTACCAGGCTTCGTCTTTTCGCAAATCGTCTCGCCATGACAGCGTGAACACTTTGATACGACCGCTGAGCCGCTTCTGTGCAAATGGGTTGCCCATTCCATTGGGTGTAGATATGTCTATGCGGCATCGCGTTGTCTGCGAGAGGGAAGCATCGACCAATTCAGGCCGCTCGATAAATGCCGCTTCGTCGACGAAGTAGATCGAAGCGCGGTCGCCACGTCCTATACCATCCCCAGCTTCACCCGTGAGCGCTGAGCCGGTACCCGGGAAAATTACTCTCATGTGCGGGGCGTGCTTATCGCGAGACCATCCGCCCAGGAACTCAGGCGGCAGATTCGACAGAAAGAACCGAGCTTTCTCAAACAGCGACTTGGGTGCTCCACGCTGGTCGATGTACTCCTCCTTGCGCGACCCCCATCCGATAACGAGGCCATCGTGGAAGAGACAAAGGACGCACGACAGCGCGATCCCCAGCCATGACATACCGCTTTCGCGCGACTTCTCAGTGATGCCCGGCTCACCTGAAAGCCATCGCTCGATGGTCCAGTCAACCCATTCGACTTGCTTCGGCATCAACAGGAAGGGGATAGTGCTGGGCAGCCCGCGATCAGCGTTGCGCGGGTCGAAGGTGGTCCCAAAGTCCGAGATGAATTGCGCGGGGTTCTCACGATAGAAGAGCCGCAGCGACGGCAGCATGTGAGGATTCGCGCGAATTCCCGCCAGTCGGTGGATGCGCTGCTGGTAGATCGGGCGATAGTCCGGGTTCTTCCAATCGAAGGTGTTCGTAATTGCCACGGCGCTCATGCTCTGCTCCGGTATCGCGTGGCCGACCACGCATTGAGATAGAGAGCAATGATCCAAACGGTACTCAATGCGGTCATGGTGCTACCTGCTGATTTAAGAAAAAGTGCCGTCCACGGGCGGAGGAGGACCCTGACGGCTGTGCAATCGCGGGATGGCAAAAAACGCGCTGCACCGTGCGGGGGTCACGCGCAGCTCGCCCCGCTTTATCGATTCGTAGTTATGCGGCTGCCGTAGTCATGCGCGACAGGGCATAGCGAGCAAGCATTATTGCTTCAGCCCTACCGTGGTCTTTCTTGCGATCCAGCGAGGCGCCGGGATACAGGAGACGCGCGCGGTCGAGGCTGACGGCCTTGTCCTTGGACAGATGCATCACCGTCTTCCATGACGCGGCAGTCGTGAGTTCAATCGAGCATCCGGCTATCTGTAGCGTCGCGAGAAGGGCACCGAATGCGCATGCCGACGTGAAGGTCGACGATAGGCCTTGCCCCGGCCGTGCGCCCTGGCGTTCGACCATGGCCTGCATAGGACGGCCACCCTTGATCTCGATCAGGCGCGACAGCAGCACAGGGCCGTCGACCCATCGCAGCTTGCCGTCTGCAATCGTTGGCAAGTCGTCCACCTCGATCAGCGTGCCACCACCGTCCAGGACCGCGTAGGCGCCAGAGACGGCGCCAGGATCTACACCAAGGATCAGGCTCACGACAACCCCTCGGCGGCGACCATGGACAGCTCCAGGCGTGCCAGGGCGTTCCATGCGATGTGCGCCAGGTGTGGGTATCCAGTCTCAGGGTCGATCAGCTCACCGCGTGCAATGGCCAGCTCGTGACGCATCTGTGCATCGGCGTACCGAGTGGCCGCATCGTCAACCGAGCGCCAGCCGTCCCACGTGTACTTACGTGCGCCGGCCGCAGAGACCTCGGATACGGCCGAGAGGGCGCGGGGGAAGGCGTGTATGCAGCCACGCGCGACGGGCGGTTTGTGGGCATCGTCCTTGCGGCCTGCTATACCTTGGAGGATGTGACCGATCACGCGGCACCTCGACAGCGCCGCGCATAGGCGCTTAGAAGCCCTTGAAGCGATCCGGCGCGAGGTCCGTGTACTTGACGGTGTGCGTGATGTTCCGGTGACCGAGGAAGCCCTGGATCGCGCGCGTGTCCTTTTCCGCGTTGGCCAGCCGATAGCCTGCCGCGTGTCGAAGCATGTGCGGATGAACAGGGAACGGCAACTTGGCATCCCGACCCGCCTTCGACACTAGCTTGCGCACGTTGTCGGCAGTCATCGGGCCACTGCGCTCCGAGCAAAACATAAACGCGCTGTCCGCCCAGTCGCGCCGGAGGTCGCGCAAAGCCCGGATTTCGGCTCCCTTGAGGTAATGCGTGCTCGGGGTGCCTTTCTTGAGCCGCGTGATAGCAATGGTCCCGGCTTTGAAGTCGACGGCATCCCAACGCAGCGCTATAGCTTCGGAGACGCGCAACCCGTGACGCTCCATGACCATGATGAGCGTCGAATCCCTCTGCCCGTACCGGCCACCCTTGGCGGCCTTGATGAGCGCTGCAACTTCGTGCTGTTCCAGGTACTCGCGGGACCGCACGTCCAGGTTCTTCGGCCGCCGAGCAACCGGTGTGCTGGCAACTTTCCGGTTTTCGAGTATTGGCGAGGGTGCCTTGCGAGCGGCTAAGTTGATGATGTTGCTCATGGGTGCGGTGTCCTACTTTCCGGTAAATGGTCCTTTTCCGGAAAGTTACGCTTACTTCTCCACGATTGCAACCGCTGTTCATTGCGCAAGTCTCGACCATACCGCCTCCGTGTCACTCGCCCTTGGCTCGAAGGGGTCCGCTGTAGGTTGCTCCGCTACCGGAAGCGGCTGCGGCTCAAGGCGCGGAGCCTCAATCGCGGGAAGCGCCGCAGAAGGCGCAGGATCGGCGAACTCCACACGAGAGATGTCCATGGACGGATTCGCCATGAACGCCGCTAAGAACTCGGCGCCTTGCTGCGCAGTGGCAATCAACGTGGTCTCGCCAGCCGGGAACAACGGCGTGTCATTCGGGCCGGTCAAAGATTGCGCCGGCTTACCGTATGCGCGATCCAACACAGCACTCGCAGCGGCGACCGCTACACGTTCATTCGTCGACGCCATCAGTTCCACCAATCGCTTCAACGCCTTCGCTCCGTGCTTCCGCGCCAGCTCGCGCACCTCACGCTCAGCTCGCGGTCGACCGCCAGGGTTGCCGGATTGGCCGCGTTTCCACTTCGTCGAAATTCCTTTGGAAGCGTCGCTCGCGCGTGTCGTGTGTGCTCCTGACGTGTTCTCACGCTCTCCCTCGGGCGCAGGGTTAGCATCCTGATAACTCATGCCGATCCCTCGCATAAGGTGACTGTCGCCTCGCATGTGCAGGTTTTTCCGCCTTTGAGCATTGAGCAATGGTCATCGTGTTCGACCACGACATGGTGAACGCCGGTTGTGGTTCCCTTGGCCGTTGCCAGTCGCACGGCTTCTTGGACGTAAGCGGGAATGGGTTTAGTGGGCCTGTTCGTCACGTTCTAACTCCTGATTCGAATACCTGCACAAACCCTCGGACCCTGCACACCCTCCCCCCCTATGTATATAGGGGGAGGGAGAGTGCGCACCTTTGGGCAGCCTTTGTGCAGACTTTGTGCATAGGTTTGTGCATACCCATTCATGACCTGACAATCCCGAGCTTGACGCTGCGATTGGCATATCTGCCGATCTCGCCTCGGGCAAAGCGTCCATCGGACATCAGCCTATTGACGGCGGCGGCCAACTCTTTGGTGGTGTGTGCGTGGTTCAGCTTTTTGGCCACAAGCTGTTTCGGGAGATAGTCTGGAGACGACGCCCCATCGGTGGCCCTGATGCCCATGGCCTGCAACTTGTCGAAGCCCTTGAGCACGATGTCCTCGGCTACTCGGTCACGGTCCGCAGCCATCAGAGGAACGCCCGCTGGCATCTCCGGCAGAAACAGCCCGTTGCTGTAGCGCAGCTTCACGTGGTCTTTGACGCTGTAGTTCGCCTTGCGCTTCACCAGGTAGATCACATCGGGTTCGCGCTCCGATTCCGGCACTGGCTCAGCTCCGGGCAGGCTCGTACCCAAATACCAGCGCGCACGGCAGGCGTTCTCCCAGGCGGCCGAGCCGGAGTATTCCGATCCCTCGGAGCGCGCCGTGTGGCCTATCAGGATCGGCGCGAACGGACGACCGCGCACAAGGCCTGCAATGCCGTTGACGAACTTGGTCGCCTGATGCCGGTCGCTCTCCTTGCCGCCGTAGGTCTGTCCAAGATTGTCCAGGACGAACACATCAACTTTGTAGTCGTTGAGCTGCTGGCGCAACCGCCCCATCAGCGGAGTGAACGCTGGCTCGCCGAAGGTGGTTCCCAGCAAGGTGTTGTCGCACCCTTCTCGAGCTTCAATGACGAGCTTGTCGTCAAGGTCGCCGATGCCGACGCCGAAGTGCTCGCAAATGGCCATCTGCCGGCGCCAGATTTCGTCCTCGGTGTCCTCGCACATCCACATCAACACCCGCAGCGGCTGGGGAATCCGAGCCACGTAGTTTTTGCCGGAGGCGAAGGCCGTGCCCAGCGTTTGACCGACTGAAGTTTTGCCGACGCCACCCATGCCGGAAAAGAGTGTCGGCGCCGGAGGCAGCCACTCATCCGCAAACCACTGGCGCGCAGGCGGCTCCAATCCCACTTTGGAACGCCAGTCGATAGGGGTGATGTCCTTCACGGCTGTCTCGTCAGGGACCGACCAGGACTCCCGGTCGTCAATGGGCACATCTCCCTCGGTATACGAATCAAGAGGAGCGGACGGCGGCATATTCTGGCTCTTGGTGTCGTCTGCGATGAGTTGGTCGAGTATGTTCATGAAGCCTGTCGGATCCGGCGGAGGTCATCGGCCACGCGGTCTCCGCTCATGGAGTTCAAACCCGCGGTAATTCGAGCCGCGATCAACCCCATGCGTTGACGCTGGGTCGGGGTGAAATCGCCAGTGCGTTCAACATCGACCGCGATCACTTCCGCGACGCCAATCTCGTGGGCCAGGGCCAGCAAAACTTGCTCAGCCGAGAATCGCCGGGTGATCGGCGGCGAATGATGCCCGTTCGACGGCGGGAACAGGTCGACCATGCGCAGGCCCAGGGCCTTCACAATCTCGGGCGTCTCGCAGCCACAAAAAGGGTTAAGCAAAATCTTGCCGCCATCCCTCTCCGTAATGGCAACCGGTCGGCCCTTCTTGGATTGGCACAGCGGGCAACCCGCGACCCATTGCCCAGGCTTCACGGATTTCACGTTGTGAAGGCGGGCAAGCAACACATCGACGCTCACGGCCGCACCGCCTTCGGCTCAACGATCTTTTCCACTTCCCGTTCTGCAATCACGAACGTCCGCGCGAGCTGCGGCACGCTCCAGCCTTGAGCATGCAATCGTCGAATGCGTTCGGCGGCTTCCTGTTCGCTAAGGCCGTGGAACGCGGCGATGGCGCTATTCACGCTGCGCATTGCTCAGCAGTTTCAATCGTTGACAGATACCAGCCCACTGCCTCCCCTCCAAGATAAACGTCCCGCGAAGGAAGTTTCCGAGCGCGCTCCCATCGCCACAGCGTGGTATTACTGATGCCGTAACGTTGTGTGAGATCCCGAGGCCACAGCACGCGCGTGCCGATCGGTTCAGCCGGTTTGAGCATGGGTTGTCCTTAGTCGTTTAAACAGGATCGCGGTATCACGCCCGGCGCGTAACGCGACGTGACGAAATGAAATTAGGGAGGCAAGCGAAACGCCCCGCAGGCGGCGGGGCTTCATGATTTGATCTACTCAAAACCAGTATATCGATTCGCATCGATTTGCCGACCCGTCAATTGTGAATACGATGCGCCAATGCCGTAAAACATAGGCTCTCAAGTGTGCCAAGACAAACAATCAGCGAAAGGTATCCGGCCAATATTCAACGGTCGGCAGGTCTTCCAGATCGTCATGGTCGACCCACATGGGACCATCCTCATCCTGGTCGTCGATCTCGTCGGCCTCGTCGAGAGCCCCGTGGTCCGGCAGCTCGTCCCGCTTTTCAACATCGACCAGCGCAACGGCGGGGCGGAATCCAAGGCTGTACGCCCTGGCACCCAGGACACCCGCCGCAAGTGTGGTATGGGCGAGATCAAGCTTGCGCCAGTAGTCCCGCCTACTTTTGAGACCAAACCTTGTCGCGCTCTTTTCGGCGGTGCTGCCGTCCTGATAGTGGTCCGCGAGCAGTTGGGCGAGCCAACGAACTTGACGGGCACGCATGACGAAAGTCTCGCCACCCTCGCGCAACCGCTCGGGATCAAATGACAAAGCCTGCGAAATCCACTCTGAGACGGCGGCCCACGTCCTGAAGTTCTGAGCGAGGCAGCGCTTCCAGTCGGCGAGGACAGACGACGCTACGGACGGCATTTCCAGATAAGCACATAGCGCTGGTAAGTCGCGCTCGGTGGGCAACGGGAACGCCTCGGGATCAGGCGCGACATATGGCGCGGGCGACGTGGGGCGGCTCACGTCTTGCTCCTCCATGCGTTGCGGTCAGCCGGCCAGATGACGCGATCCTCTATGTCTTCAAACGACAACCCACCATGGGCTAGGAGATCCGAGGCCGTCCGCCTGACTGCGGACCATTGTTCCTGTAGCAACAATCCGGCATTGCGTCGATGGGCGATAACCTCGTCGTCTTTAATGCCAAGCTGCGCGAACGCGCGGGCATCCGATTCTGAAGAGCGTGCGAGCCATATTTTTCCAATGCTCTGCTTACGGTATCGAGCCTCGGCGAAAGGGCCACACATCAACACAATCGCATGCATCCATTTAGGCCAAGGCGGAAAGCCGGACCACTCGGTTCGCCAGACGCCTCCGAGACTCTGACTTTCAGCGTGGTAACCGAGCAATACGCGATCGAAGGTGAATCCGATCCTGGCAGCGGCGATAGCGTGTCCCGCCTCGTGGTACGCCGTCGATACCGATGGCTTCCTGCGAGTGCTACCGCTCATATGCCCACCTTCGCATTGCGTTCGGCGATGCGCTCCTCGAGATATGCATCGACCTCGCTTTCGACCCAGCCGCTTGCCGCCGATTGCGCAATTTTGATGGGCTTGGGAAATTTACCGAGCTTTGCGAGCCGGTAGATGCTGTCACGCTTAAGGCCAGACTTCGCCTCGACCTGAGGGAGTCTAAGAATACGAATTGAGTTTTCCATCGCCGATCATCTCCGTTGTTCGTCACAGTGCGACTGCACGCGACGGCCTTCGAAAGGGCGATACCTATAATAATGATCTTTTTTACGGCCGCTCGGCTATTCGCGGTTTATTAGCACGGCGCTAATAATTTAGCGCCCGAAGTTAGCATGGTGCTAACTATTTATCGCGCAAGTTAGCGCGATGCTAACCAAACCCTATGTTCTAGGCGCTTTGTCGCGCAGCTCATCCAAGAAGTTGGCCCAGAGTTGCATCATCGGGCGGCGCACTTCCATCTTGATCGCGCGGTTGTATGCCTGCCGGGTTTTGTCTCCAACAACATGCGCCAGCTGATGCTCAATCGAATCGGGATGGATGTCGCCACGCTCATTGAGCAATGTGCTGAAGGTGGTGCGCCAACCGTGGATGCAGTGCTGGGTTTTCGTGTCATAGCCCAGCGTCCTCAGCGCACTGTTGAGCGTCGCGTCCGACATCGGGCGCCCCTTGCCTTTGGTGCCGGGTAAAAGCAGGTCACCACTCCCCCGGTGGTGTTCTAACTCACGTAGGAGAGCAATCACTTGCTTCGACATCGGAACAATGTGTTCCTCAACCTTGTCCTTTGCCTTCATGCGCGGCGGCGGTATGCGCCACTCTTTTCGAGCGAAATCAATGTCGCGCCACCGACTACACCGCAGCTCGCTTGGACGCAGGGCCACGTAGGGGGGCGATTTTGAGAGCCAGCATCGTGGTCGCCTGCCCCTGATACCCGTCAATTGCTCGCAGGAGACCACCCACCTCCTGAGGATTCACAAGGCCCGGCCGATGTCCTCCGACTACCGGAGCCAACACAGTCTTTCCCATCAACGGCATGATGACGTTGTGAGTGGTGCGTCCCTCGCGAATGGCGTAGTCCCAGATCCGCCGCAGATCCAGGCGCAGCCTGTGCGCGGTGTCCGGGCTTTTTTTCTGGCACAGCTTCAGCATGCTCAGCACATCGCCTGACGTAATGGCCGTAATGGGCCGAGGCCCAAGCTTCCCATAGGCCCACTCTTCCAATCGAGAGCGCATGCGAGCAACGGTCTTAGGGTCTTGGGCGGTTTGCTCTGCAAGCCAGTCGTCGGCATTGTCTTTCAACGTGATCGAGGCCGAGTGCTTTTCCGCTTGGCGCTCCACGGACGGATCGATGCCCCTTCGCAACGAGTTGCCGAGCGGCGTCCCGCTTCTCGCGTGCGGACTTGAGAGGAGTATCAGGGTAGGTGCCGAGGCTGATGCCCTTCTCGCGACCCTCGAATGAATACTTGAATCGCCACCATCGCGAACCATTCGGCTGCACCAGAAGGTACAAACCGCGTTCAT